GTAAGTCCTTTGTGTTCTCATACTTCGCATCCTGCTTGATATCATCAAGAGGCCTGAGGATACGCTGTGCTACCCAAGGAAGAGACCATTGGTCACCAGAGCCCCAGGGGACGACAACATCTTCAGGACGAACACGCAAAGCCCAAGGCATACCTGGCTTTATACCTGGGTGGTACTCGATGCGTTCGGCGTCCTTATTGCTAACCTGTGTGGCGGTCTCACCTGGCAGTACCTCATGATCAGGTAAATAACCAAACTCACTGTCATAACCAAGCTTAATCGGTCCTACGCCACAGAGAAAGCTGTCAGGTATGCTCGCTTTAAGTGTCTCTTTAAGTAATGTCTCCCTAATCAACATATTGTCTATAGACTCAACAACCCTTGCATGTGGTACAAGATCGGGCCGAGTGGCTGTGACTGAGATCCTAGGAGAGCGAAAGTAGACTCTTGGAACAAGCAATCGGCCAAAGCTGAACATTTTATTAACAGGCACGACACCATCAGCCCATTGGCCACGGTACATCTTGCGATATTCTTTCCAACTGTTTTTAGAGCTGTATTTCTTGCGAAACTCGATGCCGGACTTGATCTTGGCAGTCCACTCGTTTACAAACTCTGTCTTTTTCTCTTCTTTAGTCTCAGGCATTACTTAAGCCTCTTCACTACCTTTAGTGTTCCTTCTTTCTCGAGAAGATTAGCATACTCAGACGGCATGATAAAGTTCTTACCAGCATGACTTACCATACTTAAATCTGGAGGTGTTTTGCCTAAAGCCTTTAAGTTGTCTGTATATGATTTATGAAACAATTCCATTGACTGTCTTGTATGTCCACCGTAAACCCTGCTTTTATGAAACTCTAATGACTTGTAAGCTTGAGCTAGTTGTCCTTCTGACTCCTTAGCTGTAAACTCAGCAACCTGGCTTACTGTCGTTTTGTTTCTTATTAAGTCATTAAGAATCATTCTCTTAACAGGCATGGCAGATCCGTCTTCGAATACTAGGTAGCGCCAATCGCCTACACCTCTTGTTACGCTTTTGATAATTCTCCCACCAACCTCCTCGCCTACGAGTTCCTTAGCCGCTTTACTAATAGGACTTTTTGCATACTTTAATGCCTTCGCACCTACTTTTATGAACTCACCTATTGGCATCTTTTAAGCCCTCAAGGGGTGGAGAATGGCCAGCGGGACAGGAGGGTAAGGAGGTCGAAGGAATCCCTCAATTTAACCATCCGCCACCCCTCAAGCTCTTTACTTGTGCTTCAGCTTTGCTTCCGATGTCTCTCCTATATATGACTTCTTTGCTCAGAAGGATATTGTTAAGTGTTCTATAAGCTCTACGTCGGCATTCATGAGAGCTCATTCCTCTTGCTGTAACACATCCAATAACATCACCTGCACCATTGATTAAGTAGTTGTCCTTGTTCTTGTATATATCACCTAACCAGACATGCTTCTTAGCTTCTTGTGGTATGTCAAAAATTCTAAGGCTATGAAGTTCTTCTTGTCTCACAGTCTTTAGGTAAGGTAACATTACCATTCTAACTGCTATTGCAATCTCCTTTTTAAAGCTAAGACTGCCTTGTTGAGTAGCAGTTCTGTAAAGGAAGTCGAATAAGGACATGTTCATAAGCTCATTCAAAGCTTGCATAGCATCATAGCTAAACCTTGTAGTGAAGCTTAAGAAGCTTATCTTGTCTTCGTTAATAATACAGTCTACACTCAATGGTCCAAGGTAGTCTACCTTCTTCAGTAATGGAGTTAAAGGATTAAGAACTGTCTCAGTCAATCTATCCCCTTCTGTCACCCAGACGACGTTGCCCATACACTCTATCTCAGGGCCGATATCACCATCAAGTAATCGTTTTTGTTTAATAGAGTGATTGTAGTGTATAAAACTCTCTCCATTAAACCAGCCCTCAGTGCTTATCTCAATACCTTTAGTACACTCCTGTGGTGTGTAAGGAGTGAGTTTACAAATAGAGCTAATTACCCTTTCACTGTAGACTTTATCTAGCTCAAGTCTGTCGTTGAAAACTCCACCACCTAACACTAAGCCATTACCTCCCTTTATCTCATCTGCTATCTCACCTAGGCCAGCTGTATCAGCACAGATGAGATCGTATTGCTTGAAGTTTCTCCAGCTGTCTGTAACTGAAGGATTTTTGCATCCTTTAAGACAGCCCTGAAGTCTCGCTTCCTTCGTGAAGATCTTAACTAAATGCCCATCTTCGGCTAGCTTGAGTGCTAAAGGAGCACAGTTAAGATTCTTTGATAAGAACATCACACTCGCCATCGCTCTCCATCTTAAAGAGAGGTTAGGGCTGGGCTTGTACCCAGCCCCTTTCCTCTTTTGCCATTAGTACTGCTCTGGCTCTAATGCGAGTTTCTCCTTGATAGCAAGGATGTCCTCATAAGAGGGCTCAGGCTTACCAATGGAGTCTAGTGCATCTTTCACGACAGGCAATCCATATTTTAGGATAAGGATTGCAATCTCAATCGCTAGTTGAATAGTCATAGCCTATACCTCCTTTATTTGATGATAATTGTCTCTGGTAACGTACCAGGTCTGATGCTGTTGACAAGCTTAGCAAGATCGGCCCAGTGAGAGACTGCTTCGCCAATAGCAACAAAGGCCTTGTTCTTATCATCTGCAGATTTAGTTAACTTATAAGTTGCCAAGGTGTCAATTGCTACAAGCAGAGAGGCTCTGTAGATGCGAGCAACGTCATTTATCTTTGCTCTTTGCTCATCATTTATAAACCCCTTATCCTGTAGATCTCTCACAGCCTTCATTCCGTTGTCGTATGCACTTGCACCTGTGTCTAGTATGACAGCCGAGGTCTTGACAAAGCTAGCACAAGCTATCCCTGTCAACATGACAACAAGTAGCAAAACTCCAAATAACGCTTTGTTTCTCTTCATCGCTTTCTCCTTTACTTTGTTAAAGTCGCTCCGCTAAAGAAAAGCCGGAAGATTGCAATCAACGCTCCTATACCTACCTCGACAGCAGCCGCTATTGTTAGCTCGTTTGTTACAACTCCACCAACAGCTGTAAGCACAGCCACCACCGACGCCCAGAAGATCTTCGACTGATACCACTTCTTTTCCACTTACATCACCTCCTTTATGCACTTGGATAGCCTGGGCCTGTTTGTTTGCCTAACAAGCCTGGGTATCCAGAACCACCTCTTCGTCTCTCAAGATTACCAATGATTTCATCAAAGGATGTATCGCTGTAGTTGACTTTTGCTTTCTGCACAACAGTCTTGGGAATATGTGCTCCACGCATATACTCAAACTTCCTCAAGCCGAGTAGTGATAAGCCAGTAGCGATTACACAGTTGTCACTATCCCCTTGGAGCTTTCCGTCCTCTTGCTCCTCGAAGCTGTTTAGTTCATATTCAGTCTGTGCTCCGTGTATGATCACTTCAGGAAGATCCTCAATCATCATCCCAATGAGGAAGTGCTTTGTCTGATTTGTATTCTGCCAGCCGTACTTTGCTTTCGAGCCAGATGTGGCGAGTTTGCTTTTGTAGATCTTTGATTTGCTATAGCCTTCTTTAAGGATGGCAACAACCGTGATGCCATGATTATTGCTTTCAGGAATGAGGAACGCTTCGTTGTAATGCTTGCCTATCTGTATAAGCAGCTCTGCATAATCAACAGGATTGATGTTTGGGTTGAACAATTCAAACACCTGTTCGCCTGTTTCACAACAGAAGCCTATGATCGCGGCGTCGTCGTTGCCAGTGCCTCCTGAAGGATCACCTCCGAAGATGTAGTGTAAATCAGCAACAGGATGGGTAACTAGTTTATTACAACCATATCCAAACTCCTTCACCTCCTGCCACATCTCGGTTTTAACCCTCTCAACATTAAAGAAGGTTGTTCCTGTAGCCTGAAAGCATTCCTCTGGAGTGCTTGGGTACTCCTGCTTCAGCATCTTGATGTTCTCTCGAAGTTCTTTAAGCTTGTACTCATACCAGTTCATCTGCTCATCATCAAGCTTGTGTTCTGCTTGGAGGCTGAGAAGGAAACTATTATACCTTGGCACATCAGGCTTCCATTGCTTAACATGAGGAAGCAAAGGTCTTCTATACTCTGTGTCTCCAAACCAAGGATAAAACAGTCTGACGTAATCGAGATCGTCTGCGTTTCGCCACATGTAGTAGAAGTCATTATTCCTCCCATTGCCTGTTGACTCGATTACAATCCTTCCTGACATAGGCACAGCTTGGAACACCCCTGCATGATGCTTCTCCGCATCCTCCCAGAAGGCGTACTCAGAACAGTGAAGGTCTGTAATCCAATCACCTCGGCCGAATGATCTAGCACCTGCTGTGCCGATGTAGTAGGTTGATTCGAGCTTTGGGAAATAAAGTTCCTGTCTGGAGTTTCTACCAAACTGAGGCTTCGGACCTTTGATGTGTTTGAGGAAGAACTGAACCTGATCCATATGCCTTTGGGTTGCACCTGCTTCATGGCTCATCACAACAGCATGCGTTCCTGTCTTGCCTAGACATCTAACTGT